GGCGCCAACCGTCCCGGTGAAGTCGGTGTCGTGGATCAACACAGGCGGGTCACCTCACAGGTTGAGTCGGTCCACGATCTTCGTCTCGGGAGACACGCTCAGAGTCGCACCGTCCTGCGCGCGGAACGGGGTGTTGGCAGTCCAACCGGAGCGGCTGCCGTCGAGCGAGGGGGCGTAGGTGCCGCCGATCACCGTGGTGGAGGAACGTGTCCCCTGCACGTTGGTGATGTAGTTGGCGGCCTGCGCCACCACGTTGTCCAGCACGACGTCGACACCGTCAGCCTTCGACTGCACGAGGCTGTTGCCGAGGTGCGATCCGTCGGGAGTGGTGCCGATCGACACGCCGTTGCGGGCCATGAGGCTGCCGGTCGCTCCGTCATCGAACTGGAAGCAGTCCTTGTGCTTGCCGTCCGTGCCAACGGCAGCGCGGACGTAGAACCGCTCGACGGTCACGTCGCCGGACACCTTGATGAAGTCGCCCGCGTTGGCGTCACACCGCACGTTGTAGACGTCGACGCTGCCGCACGCGATGCTGGCCTGCTTGACCTCGCCGAAGTCGCTGTTGCTGATGCGCTTCACTCGTCCGCTGGCGGTGGTGCGGATGCCGTACCAACTGTTGCCCTTGAAGTTGCAGGTGTCGAACTCCCAGACGCCGTCCTCGACGCGGACCTCGCCCCGGAACTCCATGTTCTCCACGAGCCACGGGTCGGCATCAGTACCCGACCCGCCGACCACGTTGACCTTGTCGCGGTTCGCGCCCTTCAGGCCGATGGAGCCGTCACGCACCTGCAGCGTCGGGCGGTTGGTCAGCGACGACAGGCCGTAGTCGTTCGGGTCCGTGCTCGGCTCATCGGTACCCGAGCCACCGTCGCCCGTCGGGGGCGGCTCGGGTGCGGGAGGGTCCGGCTCCGGCTCCGGCGTGGGATCGGGGTCAGGAGTCGGCTCCGGTGCGGCCTCCAGCGCCTCAAGGCGCGCGAGGATGCCCTCGACTGCTCCTGCGAGGTTCTGAACGGCGTCGTCAAGCGAGAGGACGTGGCCGTCGATGTCGGTGTGCTCGTGTGCGCCGGTCACGATGCGGCCGGGTCTTCGAGTTCGACATCAGAAGCGTCCGTGTCGGCGTTACCGCCAGACGACACAGCCTGCGAGGTGATGGCGAACACGTAGATCAGTTCAGAGGTGCCGTCCGTGATGGCAAGATGGTCAGCAGTACCAGTGGTACCGATGCTGATACCCGTCTGTGCAGCAAGTGTGATCTTGCGCCCCGACACATCACCGTTGGCGATGGCGGACCAGTCTCCGTTGCCTGCACCGGCCGTCAGGGTGACGTTGCCGAGAGAGTTGGTAGACGTTGCCTCGGCGTAGGTCGTCGGTTCGGTTGCGCAGATATCTGCGCGTGTGCCGTTGTCCGCGAGGTAGTCCAGAGCGGCATCGAGCATTGCGTTGCCGACAGAGCGTGCCATACATCATCCTCTCAGGATGGAGTGACTGCGTACTTAGACGAACCCTGATTCGGGTACGTGTTGGCGTCCTTGGTTTCCATGTAGCGCTTGGCGCTAGAACCCTGACTGGGACGATAGTCAGCAGGAGTTGGGCTGGTAGCCATGGTGTTCTCCTATGTGAAAGTGCAGAGGGGGCCTCCCCGGCCCCCCCTGCACTGTTCAGTTAACCGGCCCGAAGACCGTCTGCATCAACGTGATAACAGCATCACGCAGTGCCTCCGCTTCTGTATCGGTAGGGGTGCCCGAGAAGGTCAGAGCGTTGAGAGCGGCCACCTGCTCGGCCACCTCACGTCTGATCTCTGGAGGGATGGACAGTCGATTTGCTGCCATGTCAAGACTCCTCTCAGGAAGTGGTGAGGCCGGTGATGGAACCGTGCCACAGTTCGGGGCCGTACATCAGACCGATCTCACCGTACAACTGGAAGTTCCATGCGGAACCAGTCTGAGCGAGCGGCTCCACGAAGACCAGACCCTTGCCGGGGATGGCGAGGTGGGTCGGCGTGAGGTGCGCTACGTCAAGGACGAAGATCTCATCCGTCGGCATGTACCGGTTGTAGACGACACCGAGACGAGCGAAGTCCGTCTCGATCTGCTCGATGCGAACACCACCCACGTCACGCGACTCGGGCGCGTAGCCGTAGATGTTGCTGATCTGCTGACGCTGGAAGGCGTTGGCGAAGATCACCGGCATGTCGAACGGAGCGCCCGAGGTAGCCATCTCACGGAGCAGTTCATCGATCTGACCCTTGGACAGGTCCGCCGTGCCCGCCGCCACCGTGTTGGTGGTGATGGCGTCGGCCATGCCCCGCGTCGTGCGCTCGGTGGCGTTGTCCGTGGGCTTGGCGTAGGCACCGTTGAGGAAGGTGAACTCCACGTCCCGAGCCATCCGGCGCAACTTCAGCGTGCGCTGGCGGTTCAGTTCATCGAGCACCGGGTTGGAGCCCGTGATGTCGAGGGAGTCCGAGGCGAGGTTGCCGGTAGCAGCCTGCTTGGTGTAGGTCACCGAGAAGCCGTACTGGTAGATCTGCTTGACGTTGCTCACGTCAGCACGGTCGCGCTCCTCGTAGGACGGGTCAGCGCCCTCAAGTGCGGCCGTCTGCGCAGCAGCGTTGTTGTCGTCGGTCTGCCACGTGTCCTCCTTGGTGTTGTTGGACACACCACCAGTGACACCGCCGATCATCGCCAGAAGAGGCGTGTCGAAAGGCGTGATGTGGTACAGTTCACCGACGTAGTTCGGAAGGTTGAAGGTGGTGGCCGTGTTGCTAACGGCAGCCATGGGTTACTCCTTGGAAGTGAGACTCAGAAGCCGCGCTTCTGAGCAATGGCGAGCAGTTCACTGTCCTTGAGCCGACCTGCTTCTGACCAGTTGCCCTCTGCGGACTTCTGGTCAGCCTGCTGGAGACGATCCTTCGCCTCCTCCGTAGTGCCCATCTGACCGAGGGCGCGGGCCCTCTGTTGTGCTGGGTCGATGGTGGCCTGCTGCGAGGGCTTCCAGTCGTACTCCGAAGAAGCGAACTCGCGGATGTTCTCCGCTGTCGCTTCGCCGTCGTAGGTCTGGAACACTGCCTTGCCGATGCCACGCTCGGGGTCAAGCCCCGCAGCCTCGAACGCTGTGCGTCGAACTCGCCCGTTGAGGGTGTCGTTCTCGGCCTTCAGGCTCTCGATCTGCTCGCGCATCCGCTTGACGTTGTTGCTCTCGCCCCCGTCATCAGTGGGGGTGGCCTGCTCTGCGGTGTCGTCACTCATGGGACTCTCCTCTTGTCGCTGGCTGACACACCCGAGGGAGGTGCGCCGTGCGGGGTAGTGGGTGGGCGGGTTCTGCTCGCTCTGGCTGCTGGCGTGTCTCTGAGCGGTGGAGTACACGGGCTGCGGTCTAGCCGTTAGACCGGAGGGGCCGACCGAACGGCTCGCCCTCACTCATAGTGTCACTGCCGGGATCGAGAAGGGGCAAGGCCCGTAAGCGCGTTGCCTTCCTGTTGAACCAGACCACGTGTCCTGCTGAAAGCAGACCGCTCACGAGAGAGGAGACCCTCCACTCTGCGCATGTCGTCGGCTTCCTGTAGCAGGAAAGCGTCCTCAACAGCAGACATTCCGATGGTGCTCCCCTCACGGCGACGTGCAATGCCCTGAAGGGTGTTCAACTGGAGACCAGCCTGACGGTCGAACTGCCTCGCCTGTGCAAGGCCGACACCGCCCTCGACCAGTTGGGCAGCGCGGTCACGCGAGCGCATCAGGCCAGCGTCAATCGCGGAACCCTGCACCTGAGCCACCGAGATCCTGCGCTCCAGCAGTTCTCGACCCACACCCTCTGGGTCGATCACTGTGGCGAGGATTGCTGCGTCGTTGAACTCCACACCTGACGCCTCCGAGAAGGCACGACGGATGCCATCAGACTGCTGAACGATGTTCTCACTCACCGCCCTGACACGAGACTCGAACTCGTTGGCGGATACCTCCCCACCGATCAACTCACCGAACCGCTGCTCGAAGGTGTCAGGGTTGAGACCACGGATGTCGAGGGTGTTGCGAAACGACTGCACCGTGGAGAGGTACTCGTTCTCTCCCAGCCGAAGCGTGCCGTCCTCACGACGGTTGCCCGAGAAGGTGCGGTCGTACTCCTGCCGGCCTGCCCCGTTGCGCACCTCCTGCAACGCCAGCGCGGTGTCGCCGTACTCGATGTAAGCGTCTCGGTAGACGGAGAGCAGCGCCTCACTCGCCCACGGCAGCGCCATCTTGGCGGTCTGCATGGCGAGCATCGGGTCGGGAGAGCCGAGGAGAGGGTCTCCCTCCGCCATCGGGGAGTAGTTGCTGCCGCCCGGTCCGCGTCCCGTGGGGTCAGGACGCATCCTGCCCATGCCCTCACGCTCGCGCCGAGCCTCTAGCGCCTGCTCCAGATCAGAGATGGACGCACCCTCGACGTTCATCCAGTACCGCACTGACTGACGCTCAGCACCGGAGTTGGAGAATCCGTACTCTCTACGGATGTGCTCCACCATCTGTCGTGTCAGTGGACCTGCCATCAGTTACCCCTCACTACTTGACCGCCGAATGCAGAGTTAGCACCAGTGGACATGTTGTTGACGACGTTACCCACGCCCATGTTTAGCCCCTCCTCGCGGAGGATCTTGCCAGCGTTGTTCACGTCGTTGCTACGAATCACCCTGTCAAGAACTGCGTAGTCGTTCTGTGAACCGGGAGTGCGCCCCCAGACAGTGCGCATTTGGTTCTCCCACGGCCCAGCGATGTCTGCGTACTTCAGGTTCTTGTTAGAGTACTCAGGGTACAGAGACATGCGCTGCTGCTGTAGCACCTCAATGAGATCGTTCTCCGCGTTGGGATCGTCAGCAATAGAGCCGGCCCACTGCTTGTACCACTCTGCGCTGTAGGACTTGGAGTGGTGCGGGCCAAGCCAGTCCGTCACCATCTGCTCCACCTGACGAGAGCGCGTGCCCAGCGTGTCGAACTCCATGCCCCCAGTCAGATCATTCAGTTCCTCGTCAACCTCCACCGACGAGAAAGGGTTGGCCAGTGCCACGATCTGACGTGAGGCGAATCCGTCAGTCCACTGACCTGACGCCCACTTCTGCGCCATGAAGTTCACGACCGTCTCGTTGGGCTGCCGCATGCCCGCCTCGACCAGTTGGTTGCGGATGGTGTCCTTGTACTCGCTGTGGTACTGGTCAAGTTCACCGGGCGTGGCTTGTGCCGAGAAGGCCACGTACTGCACCTCGGAGTCCGAGCGCCCTGAGAAGTAGGTGGTGCCCTCAAGGTCCGCCTTGGTGATCTCTCGGCCCTCCAGCGTGGCAGCCAGCACCGTGGCCACGACCTCGCCGTCCTCCAGCCATGGAGAGGTGCGGGTCTGGATCTCCAGCCCACGGTTGAAGCCCTCCTCCCAGTTCTTCCCGAGGGTGTTGTCCAGCAGGTACGAAGATCCGGGGGTCACACCGAGGCGGTCAGCCTCTCGCTGATTCACCTCTCGCACCTTCGCAGCCCCCTGCGGGAACACGTCGTTGAAGCGGTCGTCGTCCATCGTGTAGTAGATGTACGGACCGCCGAGGTCAGAGCGGTAGGCCACGGCGTACTTGCCGTCGATCTTCCACACCTCACCATCAGGGGGGATGCCGAACCAGTCACTCTCAGGAGGCTGGTACTGGGTGTCCACACCACCGTTGGTAGAGGGGGGAGAACCTCTTCCCGGCCCGTTGCCGTCGTTGCCGCCGTTGGTGCTGGGGTTGGCGGCGTTCTGTTCCTGCTGCTCCCGCAACGACTGAACAGCCGTCTCCTTCAGCCGAGCGTCACGGTCACGTACTGCTCTAGAGATGCCAGAGTCGTAGGTCGAGGCAGTCTCTAGAGACGTAATCCACTCGAGAGCATCGTCAACCACACGGTCGTCAGCCCTCTCTCTGAGAGGTGTTCCGTTGACGAACCCACTGATGACTGACCAAGAGATGTCAGCCTGATCAGTCTCAGACAGCACTTCCTGTGCAATCTCCATGACATCATCATCAACCCTATACTGCTGGGCCAACAGGAGGTTCATGAACAAGCCGGTCCTGCTGTTGGTGTACTCCGTGTAGTACCTAGGACCAAGTGCATCACGAAGTGCCTTCTCCAGTTCTGGGTAGAAGACCTTGTTACTGGCCTTGTCTGCCATCAGCGGACTCCGCTCTGCCCGAGGCCGGGCGCTTCAGTCGGCATCTCGGGCAACTGCGCCGAGGTCTGCGCCTCAGGGGGAGGCGTCTCACCGCGTGCTCGGGTCTGCACCGAGGCGGTGCCGGCCATGGGGTCCATGCCGAAGAAGGATCCCATCGCTCGCTGCATCATCTCCTGATTTCCCTCGGCACCGGGGTTGGCCTTGACGAAGTTGTGCAACTGGCCGAACACAGCCTGAGCCATGTTGCGCTTCGGGCTGTTCACCCTGACCTGCTGGCCGTCAGCCGGGGACTGCCCCTCAGGAGTACCGGGCGGGCCGCCGGTCGAGGCGATGTGACGCTGCACGTCGGCCGAGGTGGTGCCGGACTCCAGATGGCCGATGGTCTTGGACACGTACTCAGGGATGGTGTTGTAGCCGTCACTGCGGTTGGCTACAGAACCGATGCCGTTGTCACGTGCCTTGTTCGCTGCGCCCTCACCACCGAACCATGCGATGGCGACAAGATCCCATCGGCCGTACTTGCGGAAGTACTGGCTGAACATCTCGTCAGCCACTGCCTCCTGCGCTTCAGGGTTCGACCAGTGTGCTCCCCCCCACCCAGCCGGACCACGCCAGTTCTCCCAGTTGGCATCCATGATCTGGTACTTGCCACGTGCCCATCCCAGAGTGCGATGCTGAGAAGGTCCGGTTGCCTTGTACGGCTCAGCCTCTCCTCCACTTTCCGTCTTGGCGATGGCAGCCTTGAACGACTGGAGTGCATCGGGTGTCGGGTTGCCGTAGTTGCTCACAGACCTGCCGCTCGCTCGATGTTTGCTGCCTGACCGATGGCCACGTTCTGCGCCACCGTGGTGTCTTCCTGCTGCTCGTTGCGCTCCTTGGTCCCGGCGTACTTCTGCCGGAACGTCTTCTCGAACTCAGCGGCAGGGTCAGAGCCTTCCATGATCACGTCAGCCCTGCCGGTCTCAGCCGCAGCGACCGCTGCCTGCTGGTCAGCGATCCCACTGTCGTAGCCCGACATCAACTGGTTGGTGAACATGCGCATCTCAGCCTGCGTGGGAGGCCGACCGAGGCCGGTCTCGAAGGTGTTGAACACCCTGTTCTCCAGCGACGCAGTGTTGGGGCGCTCATACACACGGCCGTTCGTGGAACCCTGTCCTGCGAGGCTCTGGCCTGCGTCGATGGCTGTCTGCTGCTGGTCGAAGACCGCCGTGTACGTGATGCCAGTGCGGTTGGCGATGGTCAGCACATCTGCCATTGCGTCCACCGTTGCCCTGTCAACCAGACCGGGGGTGTAGTCGCGGTTCCCCATGAACCCAAGAGCCTGTAGCCGACCCTGAATGGCCAGCCTCTGGGCAGTGTTCATCCGAGACAGCATGCTGAACTGTGCACCCGGCTCGTACGCCTGCGTGTTGCGGTTCAGGTTCTGAGGGCCGTTGTCGTTGAAGTACCCACCGAGCACGTTGGGGTCTTCACCGGGGCGCTGCACTTGACCGCTCGTCCCCAGCGTGGCTGTGAACATCTCCAGCATCTCAGGAGTCATGTCCTGTATGAAGGAGGTATCCATCATCCCCACGAGGGGGTCGTCCTCCGCAGGGATCTGGTTCGGCTGCGATTCCATTAGTCCTGCACCTCTCTGCTCAGAAGACCTCGCCACAAACCAGCGAAGGCCGCGTTCTCGTTGCTCAACATCCTGCCGTACTCACGCAGGAACTGTCGATAGGGCTGAGCCGCATTGCTCCTCAACTGCACGTTGGGCCTGCCCTCCTGCTGCGCGTGCCACTGGAGATAGAAACTGCGGGCCTCAAAGTACTTCTTCAGCGGCTCGTACACCAGCGTGTTCACAGCGGCGGGGTCCTCCACTGCTGCCTCCAGCAGGGAGATCCTGACGTTGGTGGGCTGGCGCTCAATCGGAGAGGCCGCGCCCTCCCAACCGGGGAAGCGGTTGTTGACCTCGGCGTTGACGTAGTACATCGCCTCGTTCAACTTGTTACCGGTGACACCGCCTGCCTCAAGGAACCCCTGAATGTTGTACTTCATCTGACGCGCACGGGTCGCGTTGGCCAGCATCAACTGTCCCTGTGGGTCGATGATTTCACGCTCGCCACGAGAGATCTGTTCGAGGTAGACGGTGTAGTCGATGTCCTCGCTGGAGTTGGGGGGCGCGAAGTAGCCCGCCACTGCGGGGTGACGGTTGAAGAACTCCGTGTTGTTCTCTGCCCACCACTCAGCCTCTGCCGTAGCCGGCATGTTGGTCACGCTCATCGAGCGAGACTGAGCGAGGTAGGCCGGCTCCAGCCCGTAGGTCTCGGTGAACTTCTGGTAGGCGAGGTCGAAGTCCCCACCGTAGAGATCCACGAGGTTGTAGTACTCGTCCGCCAGCACGCCCATGCTGTGCCACGTGCCGTCGGGGTCCGTCTGAGGATCCCAGTCCGGCACGCCCTCCCAGTCAGGGTCGAGTTCGGGGGTACGTGCGTACACCTCGATGCTGGGACCAGTGATGCTGGTCGCCTGCACAAGACCTCGGAGCAGCAGGTTCCACGTCGCGGTCTTCTGCGACGCCTCCAGCAGACGGTTCTGGTCGTTCGGATCCGTAGGGTCGAAGTTGCCCTGATAGAGGTGGTACTGCATGGCGTCGCTCACCGTGCTGTTCCACTGCACCTCGTTGATCATCCCCTGCGACAGCGCGTTCGCTGCCTTCTGTGCCCAAGCCGGGGCCAGTGCTCGGAAGTAGGAGTTCATGTCGCCCAGATCACGAGGCGACTCGAACGCTGCACCGTAGGGGTTGATCAGTTCATTGAGGAACTCGTACTGCGGGTCCGTGGGACCGAAGGCGCCCACTGCCCACTGCACCATGGGGCCGAAGCCGGGACCGATGCTGTTGAACATCAGGTTGGTGCCCGAGAGTCGGGACTCCTGCACCATCTTGGTACCGCCCAACTCCTCGTCGCCGCCAACCAGCCCGCCAGCGGTTGCCCCTAGCGCACCCCCGGCGGCTCCCAGAACGTCGAGAGGCACCCCGAGGACGTTGCCCTCCGGTCCCTTGGTCTCGTCGCTCATGCGGGCCACGAACTCGCTCAGCAGCGTGCTGCCGGGGTTGGCGAACACGCGCTCGCCCTGATCGTTGGTGTAGATGAAGCCGGACTCCTCCAGCCCCCGCAGGCGCGCGGCCTGACGGAGGAAGAAGGCGGGGTTGCGCAGGCTCTGTCGGGCGTAGACCTCCAGCGACTCCCGCCATGCATCCACGAAGGGGAAGAAGTTGTCGAAGGCGTCCTGAAACGCGCTCTTGTTCTGCACGTCGAACAGCAGGTCACCTACCTGACGAGTGGCGTGGGTGATCACCAATTCGTTCACACGGGCGAGGTCGTCCAGCCGACCAGTGGCGCCCTTCCACTTCTCCGCGACCTCTTCAAGTTCCATCCTCTGGGACTGCGTCATGCGCAGGTTCTCGCGTGCGTACTTCAGAGCATCGGCACGAACCTCAGGAGTCATCTGAGGCATCAGGTCACGCAGGTTGTTGACCATCGACTGCTGCCACGCGGGACCACGAGACAGGTAGTTGGACGGCCTGCTGATGATCATGTCAGACAGGTAATCGATCACCCTGTTGTAGGTGGAGCGGTCAGTGTCCTGAGGGATCTGGCCCTTCACACGCGGGGGCAGCGACTCGTACCGTGCTCGCAGGTACTCCTCGATCTTCTCGTTGTTGGCCTCATCGAAGAAGTCAGGAGCGTCAGGAGCCTTAGCGTCATCGCCGTACATCATGCCGATGATCTCGTCGTTGTCTCCTGTCTTCACAGACTGGCGCTCCTTGATCGACTCGATCCAGCGACGCAGCACGTCATCGTCGGTCAGGAGGGCCTGCGCCTCTGGGTTCTTAGAGCCACCCACGAAGCGACGCAGTGCGTCACTGCCGATGGCGTCGGGGGCGTCGATCTCGGGGCGCTTGAGGTTGCGCTGATCCATGATCTCGGTCTTCCAGACCTTGCGTCCGTTGACCACCTCCACGCCCTTGACGCGCAGGTGCATCGTGGGCATCAGCACACGCTGGTCGTCGGCGCTCAGACCGCGCAGACCCGGCGGGAGTTCCACCACGTCGCCGTCGGGGATCCCCTCCATGGTGTTGCGAGCCGTCCAGATGCGACGCTGCACCTCGACGGGGTTCTGGCCGACGGGAGACCTGACCATCAGCCCCGCCTCAGGGCGCAGCGAGCGGCCCGCCGTGTTCCTCGTCACGTCGCCGCCCTTGTCGAAGGTGTCGCTGAACACCGACAGGGGCATGTAGGTGGGGTCTCGGGTGATGGGAGCGTTGTCCACCAGTGCTCGCGCATCACTGTTCATCTGGAGCGGGTGGTACTTCGCGACCATGTCCTCGCTCGCACTCGCGAGGTCGTCGGGCATGTCCCTCAGGGTCTGGATCTCGTCGTGTGCTTGGCGCAGCCGGCGCACGTCAGCGACTGGGAGGTCGTCGGGGAAGTGGCCCCGGAAAGTGTCCCAGTTGTCAACGCCTACGCTCTGGTTGATGTCACGCAGGTTGTCGCTGCCTCCACGAGAGACGATCTCACCGATGACACCCTCGTCGTCCACAGGGTCAAGGTCGATCACTAGACGACGGGAGGCACCTGCGTTGTCAGACAGAGACAGGCCTCCCATGGCGTCGGTGTTCATGAAGTCGTTAGCGACCTGATCCCAGTACGCAATATCAAGAGGCTCTGCGCCCATAGAGCGCAGCACTTGGTCTAGATCGTCAACGGGAATGCTGCTGTACTTCGCTGCCTTGTCAACAAGATCCATACCGCTCTGAATATTCCACGGATTGAACTTCCCTGTGTTCATGTCCAGCAGCAACTGGTTGAGGTGAACCAGACCAGCCTTGTTATCGGTCTCATGGAGGTCGAACTTTACAGACGAAAGAACATCAACTGCCTCTTCAGGAAGTTCGTCGTTGTTGTAGATGAAGTCATTGACGAAATTATCGTCGTACTGAGTGCTTACATTTTCAATAGGGTTGTGCCACACCTCATCAAGGTCATCGAAGTTGTTGTTCCATGGGTCGATCTCTCTCACACCACGGATCTGGAACCGCTGGGCAGGGGCGAGGAGTTCGCGCTCCTGCTGGAGAACGGTGGTCAGGTCAACAGCGCGGGTACTTCCGCCATAGCGGAACACGACCTCCACCTTGTCGCCGGGGTCGAGCATCCTCATATCTGCCGACGCCAGTGCGCCCGTACGGAAGATTTCAGTGTTGTCCGTTCGGTCAGTCAGAGACGACATACGACTGATGTCCCAGTACTCACCGGGAATCAAGACACCACTCTCGATCAGGTCTTGGTACCGCTTCAGGGTCCACTGCTCGCCTCGGTAGAGGTGCGGACCGTCAGCGAACGAGACAGCCTCGTCGCCCACGTTCATCCGGTTGTAGCGAGGGGCACGTGCCACGATTTCACCGAGCAGCGAGGACTCGCGCAGGTGGTGCATGCCGCCTGCCTTGATCTCTTCCACGACGTCATCACGACCGAGGATCTCCTGTGCGTTCACTCCTCGACGCACAGCCTCAGTGTTGCCCTGTGACCAGATCGTCAACTGGTCAGTGAGAACCTCAGAGAGTTCTTCGATGAACTCCTCAGGGTTGTCGATACCCGTGAGGTCGAACTCGTTGACGAGGTTGCGCAGCGTGGCAGCGCCGACACCCGCCCTGAAGTACGTGGCGGTCTTGAGCCTGCCCTCTTCTAGCATGCCCTCTGCGATGTTTCTAGTCGCAATACGAGGAGCACCCTCAACTTGTCTCATTGACTCAGAGACGGGGAAGGTCCTGAACACTACGTCTGGCTCCACCCCCTCTTCAAGGCGGCTCATGTTGTTCTGGAAAGTGTCACGCAGTCTATTAAGATCGCTAGACGCGACCCATTCCTTTCCTTCCAGAAAGTTATCAATAAGCCTCTGGTCCCTACCCTCAAAGAAAGGACGCACCTTTAGGAGTCCCGCCCTATCGCTTTCCGTGATGCCCCCTCTAGTGAGTGAGTCCTGAATAGAGGAGTGCAGATCAAGAACTGTCTGAAGAGCCTCCTCTCGGTCACCCGTCATCCACGACTGGTACAGGGGGAAGTTGTCAGCAGAGATCTGTCCTTCGTTGATCGCTTCAAACAACCCCACCTCTCTTAGGCGGTTAAGGTCTACGTCATCAGGAATGTCCCAGAACTCACGTGCTGTGACGTTAGCCTCGGCAGACACATCCCGAACTGCCTTGATACGTGCAGCGTTCACACGCTGGGGGTCACCGATGGCGTCGTAGAACTGCCCGAACGCGTTGATCCGGGCGTCGAACGCAGCCTCTGCCTCAGGGGTCATCACCGAGCGTCCGCGCAGCGTCGCGATCACCTTGTCGGTGTCACCCTGATAGCGGTAGATCATGCGGGCGATCTCGTCGTTAGCCAACTGCGCCAGTTCACGACGCGCTGCAACGAGGAACTCCTTCGGGATCATCTCGGGGTCGGTGCCGTTCGGAGGACGACGCAACACGCGGAAGATGCGGCCCACGCGGCTGCCGGGCTGACTGCCCAACTCGTCCATCAGCGTGTGGTTCAGCACGCCCTGAGCCTGCGCGATGTCACCGATCTCCTTGCCGAGCAGGTCCGTCATCTCCCGTGGGTTCTTCACCATGGCAGCGAGGAACTGCTGCGGGTTCTGGAACAGCCCGTCGAGGCCCGCCGAGGCCATGCGCATGTGGTCGTCCAGCAGCGTGCGAGCGATGTACGCCGGACGCAGCAGGACGGCGGGCTTGAACACCCCGCGCAGGAACTTCGAGGCGATCTCCGTACCGCCCTCCCACCCTGCGTTGGTGTAGATGGCCCGCAGCGTGTCGCTCTCGGTCGCCATGCGACGCAACGCCTTCACGTCCGGCATCGGCACCGACATCTGGCTCATCTCGGTGAACAGGCCGGGACCGGGCACCTCGATCTGCATGCTGCCGCCACCGGGAGCAGCGAAGGTCTCGACGTGGTTGTGCGGGGAGTACGCCTCCGACCCCATAGCGTCCACGTTGTAGAGGCGGATGCCCTCGAAGGTGTCCTGAAAGATCGACGTGACCTCCTTCACTGTGGAAGAACGGCGATCCATGCGAGTAGCCCCGGCAACCTCATCAGCCACACGGTCCATGGCATCGATGAGGATGTTGAGCATCACCGTATTGGCTTCAGGATCGTTCGCGTCGATGTCGTTGAAGCGGCGGAAGAGACTGTCCGTGAACTCTCGGTCATCCACACCCACCTGACGCAGCATGGAGTCGACCTTACCGAACGACATCATCTTGTCACCGGCACGCAGGAACCCAGTCGGGGCGATGCCGCCGAACTTCGACTCTGACATAGCAGTGCGCCACTTGCCACCCATGCCACTGTAGAAGTTACGGTCCTTGATGAACCCCTCAGACACAGCCTCAGTCAGCAAACGAAGCGTGTCAGCCTCGTCAGTGGCGTCAGCCAGTCTGATAAACATGTCAGGGTCAAGGGTGTGCTGGCTCGACCACGCGGCAGCGATCTCAGTAGGAGAGTCCATCTTGGTGATCTGCTCAGAGATCCGCTCTCGCTTGAAGAACTCGTCCACCTTGCTGCGCACCACACCTCGCATGCCGGGGGCGCGGCTGTTGACGAGCCCACTCATCTCGGTCACGACACGCTGAAGCATGGCTTCATCGCCAACGTCAGCAGCCTCGTCCGCCTGCGTGACCAAGTCCCCCGCCAGCGCGCGGTTCTTCGGCGCCGCAGCCGTGCCCTGATCGATCTGGAACGACTCCCGAGCACGGCGACGAGCCGTGGTGCCGGGGACGCTCATGATGTTCTGCACCTTGCGGCCGACCTGCGCGGCCTCGTCCGCGTTACGCCCTCCTGCACGAGCCAGACGGGCAGCCATCGAGCCACCGCGACGCGCGATGGTGGTCGTGCCACCGGAGATCAGCACGCCGGGATCGAGGACGACCTGTCCGGCGAAGTCGATGGACCCTGAGACGAAGTCGTAGGCGTAGTTCTCGTTGGAGTCCCCCATCCACTTGGTCAAGGGATCCGCCACCAGCCGACCCAGCGACGCGGTCTCGCCTCGCACCATGGCACGGCTCTGCTGCTCAGCCTGTGTCTCCTCCTCGGCCTCACCGCCGACGAAGAAGCCAGTGCCCAACTGCCCGCTGAAACCCTCACCCTGACTCAGGCCCTGCACGAGGTTCACGCCTGCGCTGTCACCCCAGTCGTCGTACTCCTCGCGGAACGACGTGCCCTCTCTCGCAGCAGAGATGGCAGCGCCGGGGAAACGCATGCCCTCCTGTGCAAAGGTGTCGCCTACGAGGAACACACCACGCACCACAGGCTTGATGACCTGCTCGTAGATACCAGAGAACACCGTGCTGACACCGTCGTAGGCAGCACTGAGGCCCCGAGACAGCATGTCGTCGCCGTCACGCCAGTTGGTCGTGTCAGGAGTGTCGTAGTCAGCCTGACGGTTGAACTCGTCATTGCTGATGCCCACCAGAGCAGAACTGGCGACCAGACCGAGGGAGGCGTTGGGCCTCATCACGGCCAGTTGCGCAGCACGCATTGCCTGCTCAGGTGTCAGTTCTGAGACGAGGCGCTCGTACTCAGCCTCACGGGCATCGGATGCCTCGATTGCATCGAGGTCATCGTCACCGCTGAAGAGTCCCCACATCAGTACATCCTCCGACGCTGTAGCAGTCGCTCAAGATCAGGGTGCGGGTACTTGCGGTACATCGCACGAAGGAGCATGTCAGGATCCGGCTCCATCTCTGGAGGTGCACCGGGGCCGGGGCCAAGGGCAGCGCCGGCCGTGATCGGCTCGTTGGGGCGGCCGGTGGGGCCGAAGGCACCGCCCATCAGGCCGGGAGGAGCGGACGCGGCCTGCATCGGCGCTGCGCTCTGCTCCTGCTCTGCCCCCTGCCGGTCGCCGTAGTCGCCTCCGGGTGCTGAGCGCACCGGCTGCGTGGACTGATCGTTGAGGTCGGTGCGCTGGGACATCGCTCCCGGCCCCGACACTGGCTTGCGTGCGCGGACCATGGGGTCTCCTTAGACGCTCTGCACCGTCTGGGCGGCGCTGGTCTGGGTGCCCGACGAGAACAGCCGGGACATGATGGTGGTGGGATCCTCGCCGGGAGCCGCGAGAGGCTCCTGCCCGGGCGGCATGCCCGCCTCAGGCGGCATCCCCTCAGGGGGCATGGCGGCGGGGTCCGGCTCCTCTGGCTCGGGGAAGAAGACCTCTTCGAACTGCCGCTTGCGAGGGCCGTCCTCCAGCGAGTCCACGAGGATCTTCATGATCCGCAGGTCAGGCGGCTGACCGTTGACCATGGCGAGCATGGCCTGTTCGAGCAGTGCCTCGGCCTTCTGCCGTTCAAGGCGCTCACGCACCTGCTGGATGTTGTCGATGCCCTCGATGTTCTCCATCGCGGTGATGTCGTCCATCCATCCAGCCTGTGAGATCTGGAGGAGACCGACCAACTTGGACGAGGAGTCCAGCCCCGAGAGGATGCCGTACACCCGTCGGGTCTTGTGGTTGCCGTTGATGTGGGTGTTGGGAGTCCACGACTCGACGTACGGGGATCCCTTGTGGGTACCGGGCATCGTCCTCTCGACGTTGCCGAAGCGTGCCTCGTCCCACATCAGGCGCTTGGTGTCCAGTCGCTCCATCGCGTCCCGCAGCACCAACTGGTACTCCTGCACCACGTTGTCACTAGCCGAGGTGAGTTCCTGTAGGCCACGGCCAGTGACGTAGGAGTTGGGACTCTGAGAGTCATCGGTCACCGGGTACGCGCCGGTCATACGGAACTGACGCTCCAGCCTGTCGATCTGCTGGAACTGCTGGAACACCGAAGGGTCCGTCAACTTCTCCACCCGTGTGCCGGGGTCGAAGTGGTTGGTGGCGTTGCGCCCCTTGCGGTACTCGTCGCTCTGCATCTCTCCGTAGATGTTGGTCTCTGCAAACACAGCGTCCTGCACCGACAGGAACGCGAGGATGTTCATGCGGACCATCATCTGCTGAAGGCCCACGGCGTGCTCGAACTGCCCCATCAACTGGTCGAAGGCGAATCGCTTGGCCACCACGAAGGGAGCGCCGACACCCTCGGGAGTGGGCATGTAGTCAAGCAGGATCTGCGCGTCTTCCAGCACCATGTAGGTGCCCTCGTGGCACTGGTACTCGATGACACGCAGCATGTTGGTCTGGTCCTGCGACGCCCAGTTGCTGTTGTAGTTCTGGTCGAGAATGACAGCGCCGCCGACGGTGTACCGCTGAGGCTTCAGGCCACGTGGCAGGGTCGGATAGATCTTGCGGAGGTTGTACTCCGAGACCTGTCGCACGAAGGCCACATCATCGGGCTGCTGGTGCACGGTCCACGGACCGGGCAGGCAGCCGTAGGGGTCACGCAGTTCCGCTGCCGGGTAGGGCTGGCCAGCGTGGGTCACGCCCTCGTTCAGGGACCACACGGCGAACCCGTAGCCGGGCACCCACCGAGCAGCCTGCGGGATCTGCATCTTGAGGTTGGACGCCTCGTCGTACGCCTCCACGATCCTCTCACGCTTCTCGGCGTAGTTGCGCGCCCGTGAACCACCACGGCCAGCAGGGGCGTCAACGCGAACGTGAGGCGGGAAGATCAACTTCTGTGCCGTGCGCTCGATGGCGCTGTGGATCATGTTGGCAGCAGGCACGTAGTCGAGGTCACTGTCAGCGACAAGCGTGGCCACTGCTTCTGCGCCACCGTTGAGAACTGCACGGGTGATCTGACGCATCTTGAGGTGAGACTGATTGAGGTCTCGGAGTTCATCCACTCGTTCGAGAACGTCATCCACAGTCTTCAAGCGATGTCCTTCCATGGAGGCGTGCCCCAGCGTGCCGGGCTGAACGAGGTGAATCCAGACCCGTACTCGAACACGGCGGTGTCCTGCCTGCCCTTGACCTTGCGCTCCATCCAGTACCACCCGAACCACGCGGCCATGAGCAGGTCGTCATCGAGGTTGCGCTTGCGCCCAGACGAGTAGTGGGTGGACTCAGGGTCGTAGGACAGCATCTCCTGCACGAACCGATCCATCGAGCGACGGGACTCCGTGGACGCTGGCATGGTGAAGCCGGGAGGCTCCGCGCGTAGGCCCGAGAGCATCGACAGCAGGCCCGCTCGCGGGTCGTGCTTGTTGCCGGCAGTGGTGTAGTGGGTGTGGAACCGCAGGCCGTAGCGCGACTTCAGGTCGTTGATCTTGGTGTCGTTGGCGATCTGGTCTGCGAAGTAGTTCGTCTCGAACACCCAGTCGGTGACCTTGTACTGCCTGTACCACTTGTCGAGGAGATCTACGATGCCGGGTGAGCCGGGGGCGGGTTCGTCGTACTCCACGATGGCCCGTAGCGGGGCATTGCGCATCGTAGACTTGGGGTCGTAGGGGTCTGTCGGCTGAGACCTGTTGACGGTCGAGTAGCACCAGAGGACGGCGGCGTTCTTCTTCGCCACTGCCGGGTCCACCGAGGCAACGAGCAGGGCATTCTCGTGTGAAGTGCCGTACGCACGGGGAGACCCATTGAGGAAGGTGTCAGTCTCGAAGGAGCGGTCAATGTCTTCCGAGGTCACCGGCCTGAAGGCATCCGATGTGGGGGAGTTGAGGTAGTTGCGCCGAAAGTGATCGGGGTTGTTGCGCTCCTGCTCAGCCAACCATGCCGCCGAGCGGAAGGACGGCCAGAGGATGCAGTCGTTGCCCTCGTCCTCGGCGTCATCAGGGTGGTCAATGAGGGGGATGTGACAGGTTGGGTCGTGGGCCTTGTAGATCAACACCTTCCAGTCCGGCTCCATGCCGGTGGACAGACGGCTCTCGTTGCTCTGAATGATCCTGCCGGGCAGATCGTCCTTGTGCTGGCGGCTCCCGACGTAGATCACGCCCGTGTGCTGCTCGATGCGGCTGTTGAAGTCGGTGGTGAACCACTCCCAGACCTTCTCCCGCTCCGAGGGGGACAGGGTGCTCTTGCGGTCGATGGGGTCATCGATGATGATCAGGTCGAAGTCGCGCCCGAGGATGGAACCTCCGATGCCGAGGGCCACCACGGTCGGTGACTTGAGGATCTTGGTGCGCGTGGCGACCGTGAACTCGCTGTTCGTCCACGGGATGCCCCGCCGGGGGGGAGGTCTGAACGATGTGTCCGGCGGGAGCAGGACCGAGGAGAACTGAGGGTCGTGTTCTAGGTACTGGCGGACCACGGCAGTGGTCTTCTCCGCGAGATCCTGCGTCTTACCGACGACACCGATGCAGATGTTCGGCTCCTTGCCGATCCGATACAGCACCTGCCGCACACCCCACGAGGTCTTCCCGTGTCGCTGGGGCCCGAGCAGCATCGTGCGCTGTCCGTCCGAGATGGCCATCGTGAGTTCTTCGTCCCACTCCTCGTGGAAGTCTGGTGTTAGGATGTCTGGGAAGAAGACCTCATTGAACGCTGAGAAGGAGGAGAGAGCATGGTCACGCTGTGCCTGTGCTGTGCTGTCCTCAGTCCAAGCGAGTGCGGCTGCGTCACGCGCCGTGATGGCGTTGTAGAGGTTCATCCACGCCGTGATTGTCGTTACGGCCACCTTGTGCTGTGCTGCGGCAGCGCTACGTGTCAGGCTGCCGTCGTTGAGTTGGTCAGGTGTCGGCGTCGCCGCGAACCTCTGGAAGCCCTCCCCACCGATGTTCTCGGGGATGCCGCTCTCTGGGGGCGTGCTGCCTGACTCGACGGTGTCCTCTGCTGTGCTGCTGGTCATCTTCTCCGGCGCCAGCCCGAGGTTCTCGATCAGCAGGTCACCCCGTGTCGGGGGGAGGTTGGCCTCCTCCCGCTGCCGCTTGCGCGTGCGTGCCCGAGCCACGCGGCGTTGACAGGTGGACGAGCAGTAGACCCTGTCGATCCTCGACGTGGGCGGCAGCGCATTCGTGCATCCGTGGGCAGCACACAGCCGGTGTCGTGTGGCCTTCTTCCTCATCGTCGGGCCCGTCGCCGCAGCCGGTCACGGTCCGTGCGGTGCAGTCCCCCGAGGATGCCGTGGTCCCTCTCCGAGGGCAGGCTGACAGCAGCACGCAGACACTCCCCCCTGACCGGACACTGACCGAGGCACACCTCCACGGCACGTCTGGCCGGCGGTGTCAGCGGTGCCGCGAACCAGTCCTCGTGCTCGTGGATGGTGTCCGGGTCCGCCACCAGCACAGCGCACCGGGGGGCTGTGGCCGGGTCCAGATCGACGGGGGTGGGGGTGTGGGTGGGGGCGTCACGCAGTCGCATCGAGCACCTCCTGTGCATCCCGCGCCGCGCCCTCTCCCCGCACCTTCCTGCCATTCGAGAGCCTCCACCACGGTCCCCCGAGGGGAGACGGGTAGGTGGTGGTGCCGTCGCCGTCGTCGCCGTCGAACAGGGAGGGCTGGTCGTCGCTGAGGATGACCCGGCAGTCCGAGCAGCCCTTGTGGACAACCCTCCCGGTCCCCTTGTCGATCTCAACCACCAAGGTGCCCCTGCCCCGGCACTCAGGGCAGTCATAGTACGTCGCGCTGATGGCCATGTCGTTCCTGTGGTGAGTGGTCAGCGACAGCATAGAGGGTGCTCCATTACACATACGCGACCGCCAAGTTGACATCGGTGGGTGGGCGTCTCGCGAGTTCGTTCGTTCTCGCGCATCACGTGATGCGAGGTCGGTCTCGCGCGACGTGAGGTCGGTCGGTCGGTCTCGACATGTGATCACGTGAGGTCGGTCGGTCTCACATGTGTGCGAGACACGAGTTCGTTCGTTCTCACACAAGGCGAAGGTCGACCATCATCGTCGAGGAAGTGTGCGTTCTCCCCGCGCAGTTCTACGCGCTAGAGAACTTTCTGGGACATAGTTTGACGATCGATGACTGAGAAGGAACAATGGAGACCGCAACACCCCGAATCACCCCGATTCGGCACATCACACAACAGGACATCACATGAAGACCCGCACCGCAGACCGCCTTGCTCTCAGGATCGCCGACCTGATCGGCGCCGAGGTCGCCATCACCGGCCGCAAGATCAAGTCCCCGAAGGGGAACTACAAGGCCGCGACGTTCCGCCTCGCCGGATCCAAGATCCTCACGTTGGACACCCGGGAGATCCGGGCCGCCCTACTCGGCGACGAGGACGAAATCCTCCGACTTGCCGAGGTCATCGAGGGGCTCGCACCACGTGAGGTGGAGGTGGCGGAGCCATTGGACGTCGCCGGGATCTGGGCCGAGATCGAGGCCCTGCACACCCCGGAGACCGTGACGACCTACGGTTCGCCGCTCTCCACCATCCAAGACCTTCCGGCGGGGTACATCACTCCGAAGGAGTGCACGGTGGACACCACCACGGTCACCACCACCGCCACGGACATCACGTGGGAGGCTTCGCCCCTGATGGAGGCACTCGCCGCAGCGGGCAGCACGTGGTCGGCCGAGATCGAGGCCGCCATGGCGATCATTTCGCAGGAGGCTGCGGCCTGACAGGCCCCCTTCGGGGGGCGCACATCACACATCACACAACAGGAGCGCATCACATGAAGACGACCTTCGCCCACCTTCACAATTTCGACACGGTGATCGACCGCCACCTCGGGCGGGTCACTGCCACGTACGTGGCGGAGTGCCCCGACCACGCCGATCACCTTCACATGGGGGTCGCAGGCGCCGACTTCGTCTGCGCTCACATCACGTATGAAGTGACGCTGGTGGACCGCATCGTTTACAACTTCCCCACCACGTGACACACACGGCCTACCGCGCAGATGTCAACTTCGTTGACATCCCGTGCGGTAGGCTGTACTGTAATCACTGCAGCACCACAACACGACAGGAACACAACATGCCGAACGCACCGACCACGATCGCCACCGAGGAGCGCATCCGCCGCCTCTACGTGGAGAGCATGCACGAGGCTCAGCGCCGTAAGATGGCCATCTACGATGTCATCATGGAATGCGTTGACTACGTGACCGACTACGAAGCCCCGGATGCTGCCGTGGCCGAGTGGGCAGCACGTGAGGAGCGCCTGTTCAAGGCTGTTCTCGCCTACCACCGCTACCGGGTGGCTGTGATTGCCATCGAGATCAACGACCGCTGACGTCAGCGCGTAGCGCCCCGCTCACGTGGGGCGCCTCGCGGTGCTGTTAGCACCACACACACACACACACAACAGGGCACAAAATGGGCAACTTGAACTACTACCGCGACTCTGTCAAGGCGGTCGACATCCGACGCAATGACCTCGTGGTCAACGTCTCACGTGACGAGGGCATGCTCGTGAAGGACGTCACCCGCGTGAACGGCAGCGCCGTGAGGATCGATCTCGCGGAGGGCACATCGATCACGTGTCCCCTAGGCACGTGGATCGAAATCTACCTCTCCTACTGACACCCTACGGGGGGTGCCGACTTGACACTCCCTGTACAGTGGTAACTGCAGCACTCGACAACACAACAGGAACACAACATGCAAACCCTCTACGTTCACATTGCGCAGGGATCGGCCAATCGCAAGTTGACTGGCCTTCCCGTGCTCCCCGCCATCGAAGGTGTACGTAAGCGCCCCGCCACTCAGCGTGATGCACGCATCTGGGTCATCAATCCCGTCGCGTTCACCGAGGCGGAGGCGACCACGCCACGTAAGGGACGCACGTACGAGACGTGTCCCCTCACGTGCATTCACCTCCCGGCTCGCTTCGGTGGCGACGCTGAACAGGACTGCTACGCCGACGGCCCATCGGGATGGACCGCCGACCGTGTCGAGGGCATCCCTGCCCTCGAAGCGCAGCGCATGGTCGCCAACGCCATCTCGGACGGGGCATGTGAGGCGATCCGGTACGGCGTGATCGGTGACTACGGCCGGACCGTCGCTGAGCGGGCCCTGAGCAAGGCGTTCCTCGCTGCGCTTCGCATCACGTGCAACGCAGCGGGCATCCCGCTGATCACGTACACCCACACGTGGGACGACGGTCGACCGGCGTTCGACACTGCGGTCAACGCTTCGTGCGACACCATCGAAGACGCCAGAAGGGCCAAGACGAAGGGCTTTCAGCCCGTGATGGTGGCACGTGATGACGAACACGTCGCCGAGATCAAGCGTGAACTCGGGGGCTTCGTCTGCCCCGAGATGGCAGGCCGGGCCGACGGGTGCTTCGCAGGACGCACCTCACGTACCGAGGGCAAGCGAGCCTGCGGAGGAGACACCCCGCTCTGCGCCACGGAGCGCAGCGGTGCCACGATGATCCTCCTCGCCCACTGATGACACGCCGGACCCTCCTACGGGCCGCGCTTCTGGGGGTGGTGGCGCTGGCCGTGCCACCCCCGTAGCGCCCCTCACGTAGCCATCACACACTCAGGAGCACATCATGACTATCGCAACCTTCACCGTTCCCGCCGGCAGCGAATTCGCCGGACGCACAACGCCCATCGAGTATCACGTGACGATCTCGCGGGAGGACGGGGGCACGTTCACCATCACGTACCACTGCGAGGACTGGGTCGGGAGCATGACCGCCACACGTGAAGAACTGACGGACGCTGCGCACGCCGTGCAGCACCACGCTATCGACACTGCGGAGGCCCTCGCATGACATCCCAAACCATCGGCGTAATGGACGGCTTCGCATACGTAGTGTTCACGAAGTGCGCATCATGTGATGAGTACGTGAACACTGGCCGCTGGGTAGAGCCCCAGTCCTACGTGAGGCGTGAAATGAGCCGCACGTCGCACTCGCACCACGTCATCGTGAAGCCCCATTCTTGCGAAGCCCTTCGGGACACTGCGATTTGACAGATGCTGTACAGTGGAAACTGCAAGATCGAAACAACACAACACAGGAACACACCATGAACACCACCTTCCCCGCTGACATGCCGACACTCACCCTGAACAGCACGTACAACGAAGACACCATGCACAGCGCCACGTACAAGGTCCTCGACCTCAGGGTCGGCACGTACTGTACGAACAGCCACCCTTGGGTGATGGCGACGATCCACAGGGCGGACATGGCGAAGGCCATGTACGTGGAGGCGCCGGGCGACGACTTCATCGTGGTCACGCTCAGCAAGAATTCTTCCTCTGTCGAGGGGTACCTGAGCATCGAGCAGGCCACCGCCCTCCGTGACAGCCTGAACGACGCACTGGCCTGACACACACACCGGGCGGGGCACATGCCCCGCCCATCACATGACACAAGGATCACACATGAGCCTCAACTGGGACGCCTCAGACACCAACATCTACGCTGACGTCATGACACGTGGCGAGGGTGCCGCGTACACAGAGCGAGAGCGGAACATGCTCGATGCCATCGTCTGGACGACCATGGCCGTCGACATGCCGGGCATCAAGACGGCCGAGGACGCCGAAGAGTTCGCATGGCGTGCAGGGTTCGTCGCAACCCTCGGTCGCGCTGTGTACGTCATCGATGACGCAATGTTCTCCCCGACCATCAATGACCTAGCACCTTACGTGGGTCTCACGACCAACGTGTCCCTCAAGACACGTAACGCCTTCATCAAGCAAGCACTGAAGGGATGGAAGCCGGAGGCGCTTCGCTGAGTGACAGGTCAACGCCGCCCCGCTACCATGGTGGGGCGGCACAACACTCCAACAACACACAAGGACACACACCATGACTACCTACGTTCAGATCAACGATGACGGCACCTCGGAACAGTACTTTCCCGACGAGCACATCAAGCAGGCGCTGGAGCAGATGCCCACTCGACGTGAGTCGTACGTGGAGCACGTCGGCAACATCGGGGACCGACTCGCCGACTTCCTGTCCGCTTGCCTCGGTGGCGCTGAGGCCGTGGTCGACGACACGTACGAGGACGGCGCACACTTCGTCATCCCCGGCCATCACGTGAAGGACGGTCTCATCGTCCCTTCGCTGGTCGAGGCCACTGCCATTGTCAATGTCGAGGCGAGCGGCAACGCCGAGATCATGATCGAAGACATCTCCGACATGGAGGGGTTGCTGTTCCCCTACGGCATCAACCACCGAGAGGGTGTGCTCACCGCCGACTTGGACGATTGCACCAGCGAGGCGTACAGCGTGCCGTTCCCCGTGTCGCTCGTCATCGAAGTGAGCGTGGCCTGCATGGCCTCACCTGATGGGACGCTGACCTCCGAGGAGGAGGAGCGCGTCGAGGTGCTCGCCGCCGACGAGATCGACCTGCCCGACGGTGTCTACGTTGACTGCGCAACGCTCGACAGCGTCGAGATTGACTGACCACGGCGGGGGTGCAGGCCCCCGCCCACACACAAGGACACACATCATGTACTTCCACACCACCGACATGTCACTCGCCGCCTACCTCATGTGCATCGGGCACTTCTGCGTGGGGGATGGCTGGGATGACGAGTCATTCCGCTGGACGTTCGATCAGAATGACGACCTCATGCGTGACGTGACCGAGTACCACGGAGGCACTGCACTCGTGGATCCTCGCAAGCACAACGCAACCATCGGCAACCTGAAGCGTAAGGTTTTCGGTTGACAATCAAAAAGTGACCTGCTACTATGGTGGGGCACGACAACACCGCAACAATACACAGGAGCAACACCATGGCACACAACTTCGACTCCGGCATGTTCGTTCGTCAGCCCGCATGGCACGGGCTGGGCAACGTCATCGACCGTGACGTGACCGACTGGAACGAGGCCCGCACCCTCGCTGGCCTCGACTGGGATGTGCGTGAGGTGCCGGTCTTCGCCCGGTACGGCACGCCGGACGCCCCGCAGTACCGCAGCATCGACGGGCAGAAGGGCATCGTGCGTGACGACAACGGCGAGTGGCTCGCCATCATGAACGACACGTACACCCCGTTCAGCAACGCCGACCTCGGCCCCCTCGCAGAGGCACTGGTCAACGACCCCGAGGTGCAGTACGAGACCGCCGGCTCGCTCAAGGGTGGACGCAAGGTGTGGGCCCTGCTCCGTCTGCGTGACCCCTTCGAGGTGCCCGGTGACCCGAAGGGTGCGACCCTGCCCTACCTCGCAGTGCAGAACAGCCACGACGGGTCGGGCAGCCTGCGAGCACAGCGCCTGATGACACGCATCGTGTGTGACAACACGTCCCGTGCTGCCGACGCCGAGGCTGACCGTCACGGCATGCAGTACACCTTCCGCCACACGGCGAGCATCAACGACCGTGTGGCCGAGGCCAAGCAGGTCATCGCTGGGCTGAAGGACAGCCGGCAGACCTACCTCGACTGGGCCGATGACCTGCTCGGCATCCGCATCACTGCGGAGCAGGAGGAGGCGTTCATCCAGATGATGATGCCGCTGCCCGACGCCGCCGCCCTCATCAGCGACCGCGTCAAGGCCAACGTCGAGGAGGCACGTGGCGATCTGCGGCGCATCCTCAACGACGGCGAGGGCACCACGCCTGAGGTCATCAGGCCCACCGCCTACGGCCTCGTGCAGGCTGCCGGTGAGTACCTCGACCACGTCCGGGGCTACCGCTCGGACGAAACGCACTTCAGCCGCACGTACCTCACCGACGAGCCGCTCAAGGCCAAGGCCGAGGTGTTCGCACGGCAGGCAGCCCTGCTGTGACACCATGGCGGGGGCTCCGGCCCCCGCCCCTCACATAGGACACGACATGAGCAACGACGAGACGGCCACCGCCGACGACGACCCCATCGCCACGCAGATGATGCGCCTCAAGAAGATGCGCACGCAGATGCGGGGTACCCCGAGGCAGCGCAACGTCGCCGGCCTCGCCCTGTTCTGGGCCGAGGTCGAGCGTGAGGGAGGGGGCACTGCGGAGTACCGCATCGCGGAGGCCCGCAACCTCATCGACCAGATGGAGAAGGGCACGTGATGCGCTGGCTACGTGACCTGTTCACGCCACGTGTGGCGACCCTCCACCCCGACACCGTGAGGCGTCTGGTGGAGTACGAGCGGCGCACCTATGACCGTGGATGGATCCCCATCATCTGACGCAAAGACCCCCGCAGAAGGCAGGCTGCGGGGGCTTTGCTTAAGACGGAGGACTGGGACCACCGTACAAAAGTGAGGGTAGCGACCCTCCACCCGTGTGTCATCTCACGTGTCGAGGGCTGGACCCCCGCACGGGGGGGTGCTAGGGTTCCCAGTCCACCAGAGAAAGGTTCTTAGATGGCTGACAGAAGCAAGGGCTACGCCACCCCCGAGCGGGAGAAGGAGATGCTCGACGACGTGGTCAAGGCGTTCCGTGAGGTAGACCGAACGAGGAAGGAGTGGAAGGACGCTGTTCAGACGAAGTACGCCGTCATCCAAGAAGCGTTCAACTACATGCACATGCCACGTGTCGTGCGCTATCTGAACGATGCGTACGGAGAGCAGAAGGCCACCGCTCAGGCACTGCACGTGGCGCGTAACCAGCGCGGTGAAGTGGGGCCTAGCAAGCGGAGCAAGCAAAGGAAGAAGACGAAGTGAGTGAACTGGAGGACTGGGTCCACAAGTACACACAACAAGGGTGGGTGGCAGTACCCATCAGGGCAGGAACCAAGCAGCCATACACTGACGGATGGCAGAACACCACGCTAGCCACTGTTGACGTACCTGACGAGGGCAACGTGGGCCTGCTAACAGGGCTGCCTAGCGGCGGCCTCATCGATGTCGATCTCGACTGGCCCAGTGCACGTGAGGTGGCGTCCGACTTCCTACCCCCGACGCTCATGTCAGGCAGGGTGGGGAGCCCGAAGTCTCACATGTGGTACGAGTGCAGTGACGGCTGGTCTGCTTATGTCAAGTTCGTTGACCGCCTCGAAGAGCAGACCGGTGACGCCCGCAAGGCCACGATCCTTGAGGTGCGAGGAACTGGCCGGCAGACGCTGGTCGAGCCGAGCATCCACCCCTCGGGGAACCCCTACGAGTGGACAAACTGGGGCACCAACCCCAAGGTGCTGACCGAGCAGCAACTGCTGCGCCTCGCCAGCATCACGGCTGCCGTGTGCCTGCTCGGCAGGTACTGGCCACGTGAGGGGAACAGGCACGACACGTCACTCGCACTGGCCGGCATGCTGTGCAGGTACGAGTTGCTACGTGAGACACCGGGCCTGCTGTTCATGATCGTCGGTGCCGTGGCACACCTAGGCCACGACGACGAGGTGGATGCACGTGTGGTCAACGCACGCACCACGCTGGACAGGTGGGTAGATGGCAAGCAGACGACCGGCATCCCACGCCTGAAGCAGGCATACGGGAACAACATGCTGGCTGTCAGCGACGCTGTTGACTGGCTTGACCGTGCCCTCGGTGAACCCGAAGATGAAGATAAAGTTGACAACGAGACACTCATCTCGTACATTGATCTCTCGGCCATCCTTCGAGACGGGGTGCCCGAGACAGACTGGCTGGTGCCTGCTTTCTTGCAGCGCAACAGGCTCACTGTTCTTGCAGCCGACGGCGGTACAGGCAAGACGTTCGTCGCACTGTGGGCTGCACGTCAGGTCATCCGAGAAGGTGGCACTGTCTACTACTGGGATGAAGAGAACGACCCCGAGGACATTGCCAACAGGTGCATCGCACTAGGCATGACCGAGGATGAGGTGTCTAGCATCCGCTACGCCTCACGTCCCGGCCTGTCCGTGAAGGAAGGATCGCACATGGAGTCAGTGCGTACCGACGCAGCACCGTACGACCTCGTGATCATCGACTCCCTCTGGGATCTGATGACCGTGGCTGACCTCGACCAGTCCATAGCCCTCGACATGGGGCTTGCGATGAAGCAGGTCGAAGCCTTCCTGCTCAGCGGTAGCACCGTGCTACTGCTCGATCACACAGGTAAGACACGTGGCAAGGGTGACCTCGCCGGATCACCCATCAAGAAGGCGTCCGCTCACGTGGCCTACACCATGGTCACCCCGAAGGGGAGAGAGTGGGACGAGAAGACCAGCGGATTCAACAATCTCTACACGATCAAGGCACGTGGCGGGAACCTGCAACGCGAACGGCACTTCGATGTGGAGGTGGATCCCGGCGTCTCGGTCGAGTTCACCCTGCGGAACGGTGAGTCTCCGTGACCTCAAGAGGCATGACACGGGGGGGCGATGATCGTCCCGTCGATACTCGCCGGTCGGCGGGGCCCCTCCTCTGGGGCACCTCCCCACCGCCCGGATCTCCACGATCATACACCCCCTGTCAAGCCCCTTGCCCCGACTGAACAGATGTTCGAAAGGCAGACGATGAGCACCTACAAGTACAAGACCAAGCCCATGGCCCACCAGATCGAGGCGCTGCGGATGCTCGTCAACAACGGCGGCGTCGGCGGGCTGCTGATGGAGCCGGGTCTCGGCAAGACCAAGGTCGTGATCGATTACCTCGGCGCGCTCACGGTGAAGCACGGCAGCGCCAAGGCGTTCATCACGTGCCCCCTGTCCGCCGTGGACACGTGGCCCGATGAGATCGAGAAGCACCTGCCCGACCACATCGATCGCCGGGTGGTGGTGCTCGATGGACCGGGCGCTGCCAAGGTGCAGACCGTGCGTGACCTGCCCGAGGTCGCGGGGCTGACCGTCGTGGTCGTCAACCTCGACGTGTTCAGCCAGTCGCACACCATGCCGGGTACCAAGACCGTGACCGTGCGCAACGCCATGTCCGAGGCCATCCGCAAGCAGGGCTTCGAGGTCGGCGTGGTGGACGAGAGCCACCGCATCAAGGGCTACACCTCGAACGTCTCACGTGCCATGGCCGCGCTGTCCGAGGACTTCCCCCGTCGCATCATCATGACGGGCACCGTCGCACCTCACAGCCCGATGGACATCTTCGCACAGTGGCGGTTCCTCAACCCCAAGCGGTTCGGCACCAGCGTGGTGATGTTCCGTGACCGCTACGCCGTGCTCGGTGGGTTCCGAGGCAAGCAGGTGGTGGCGTTCAAGAACCTCGACGACATGCGCAGGCTCCGCGACAAGGACAGCATCGTCGTGCGCAAGGACGACGCCCTCGACCTGCCCCCGGTCACCGATGTGACGCACCACGTGACACTCACGCCGGCCGAGGCGAGGGCGTACACCGACATGGCTGAGAAGATGGTGATCTCCATGGATGGGAGCGCACCTCACATCTCGGTCAACGCTCTCACGCAGTGGATGCGGCTGCGCCAGTTGACCTCGGGCCACATCACGGACGGCGGAAACGTCACCCACTTCGGGGACAGCAAGATCAAGTACACATCTGATCTGGTGGCTGACCTGTACGACTCAGGTGAGAAGGTGGTCATCTTCGCTCACTTCGTGGATGACGTGAAGCGCATGCACGCTGCGTTGCTCAAGCGCAAGATGAACACTCACATGATCTACGGCAACACTAAGTCTGATGACCGACGCACCATCCGCAAGCAGTTTCTCAACGCCGACGGGCCGATGGTAATCGTGGCACAGATGCGCACCGTGTCGCTGGCAGTGAACGAGTTCGTGGCTGCCTCACATGCCGTGTTCCTCTCGCAGTCTGAGCGACGTGATGACTACGAGCAGGCACGAGACAGGCTCAACCGCAAGGGACAGACCAAGCCGGTCACCTTCCACCACATGATTGTTCGTGGTAGTATTGACGAGGCTGTGATGAAGTCACACACCACCAAGGCAACGCTTGAGTCAGTGATTCTTGACTCGGCTGATGAGATCCGACGACTGGGACGATGATGAACTACGAGACAGTGATGACGAAGGACGCACTGCACGAGGTGCACAAAAGCCTCCTGCGCAGTGCGAAGCGTGCCGATGCGTTCGTCGCGTTCGACATCGAGACGACCGGGCTTGACCCCCGTGCCACTGGCGCGAAGATCACCTCGATCTCGCTGACCACCAACGACGAGGACACGTGGGTCATCCCGCTTGCCCACCCTGATGGGCCGTGGGGGTACAAGTGGCAATCGGTCATGGGTGTCGTGGCTCACATGCTGCGCAACCACGACAGGCTGGTGGCACACAACGCTGGGTTCGAGATCAAGTGGATCTGGCACCACACCGGGTTCGACCTGACCCGCAACGTGTGGGCTGACACCATGACGATGGCCCACCTGATCAACGAGAATCGCAGCAAGCGGCTGAAGGATCAGGCTGCTCACCTGATGGGTGGGGACTGGGGCATCGACGTACGTGACACCATGAGCACACCGTGGTTCGACCTCGCTCGGTACAACGCCGACGACACCATCGCCACCGCTCGGCTGTTCAAGGAGCAGGCCGAGCACCTCGCCGCTTCCGACGATGCCTTCACGAGCCTCGCATTCACCGTCCACGGTGCGCAGAGGGTGCTGATGAGGGCAGAGCACCGGGGGATCCTCCTCGACAGGGAGCGGGCCGCTGGTGCCCTGCTACGTGCCGAGCAGGAGGTCGAGGAGGCAGCGCAGTGGCTGATGCGGCGCGCGAGGGAGTACGGCATGGCCCCCGACGACTACCCGATGGTGTCGTGGGAGGCCACGGCCAAGTGGTTCCTCGCGTTCACCGAGCAGGCCGTGAAGCAGGGGCACCTGCGCATCGACGCGATGACGCCCGCCGGACGCCCCTCATGGGCAGCCAACGTGCTCACCCGCCTGTCACGTGAAGGCTCCGAGGTGGCCGAGCGCCTACTCACCTACCGCCACGGGTCGAAGCAGGCGCAGTTCATCAGGTCGTGGCAGGAGAACGCCGACGATGAGGGCCGGGTGCATGCCTCGTTCAACGTGGCGCGTACCAGCACGGGCCGGCTGTCTTCCTCGAACCCGAACATGCAGCAGGTTTCACGTGAACTGAAGCACCTGTTTCGTGCTCCCGAGGGCGGCTGGTTCTGCGAGGCTGACTACTCGCAGATCGAGATGCGTGTCGCTGCTCAGTTCGTGCACGACACGGTCAAGCCCGACAACCCCATGATGGAGGCGTACCGCAGGGGCACCGACCTGCACAGCGTGGCTGCCACTCTGGTGACGGGGGGGCGTGTCGAGGACGTGACCAAGGAGGAGAGGCAGGCAGGCAAGGCGATCAACTTTGGGTTCATCTTTGGCATGGGAGCCTCCAAGTTCGTAGACTATGCTGAAGACACGTACGGTGTGACGTTCACACTGGACGAGGCCAAGCGCCTGCGTGACGGATTCTTCGACACGTGGGAAGGGCTGGGCGAATGGCACGAGTACCAGCGTCAGTTCGTACGAGACAACGGCTACGTTCGGAACCTGTTCGGCAGGTACCGCCGGCTGCCTGACGTGTACTCAACCAATCAGATGAAGGCGGGGGCAGCGGAACGGCAGGCGATCAACAGCCCTGTGCAGGGCAGTGCCTCGGACATGATGCTGCGAACTCTCGTCTCGATTAATGCCGCGAAGCACAGGCTGAACTTGACTGACCTTCACATCGTTGGTACAGTGCATGACTCAGTGCTGTTGGAAGCTGGCTCGGCTGAAGCAGTACTCGTATCCCTCTCACAGATGACGAATGTTTACCCCTTCGACCTCCCAATAGAGGTCGATGTCAGCCTCGGCACCCGCTGGGGCTACTACACCGAAGAGCACACCCTGAGGAGTGCAACATGAGCGACCTGTCCTACAAGATCACCGAGATCTCTGAGATCCCCAGCATCGACCGCGCTGGAGGGGCCTCCAAGTACAACGACCTGTTCGAGGCGGCTGCGAACGCCAAGACCGGCAAGATCGAGGTCGCCTTCGATGACGACACCTCCGGTGGACGCGCCGGGTACCTGAACCGTGTCTCCCCCGAGGGCTACATCGTCCAGAAGCGTGGCGACAGCATCATCATCGTGTCGCCCAAGGCTCCCGAGGCCAAGGGTCTGATCGCTACTGCCGCTAAGCGTGCAGCGAAGCGTGCGGAGACTGAGGCCAAGAAGCAGAAGACAGCCTGACTACGGGCTTCAGGATCCTCAGGCCAACTATCGGTTAAAACTCCTGATGATCTCCTAAACGTGAGGAATAGGGAGATCACTGCACAACTAGACGAAGGACTGGGAATGAGAGAAGGACGTTGGCACAACAGTGCCCTCAACACACTGCGTCACTGCGAGCAGAAGTTCACGTACGAGTACATCGACAGGCTGTCACGCCCAACCTCTGACGTGAACGTCCCCATGCTCCTCGGCTCGTGGTTCCACGCGCTGATGCAGGGGCAGGGACTCAAGCAGGGAGAAGCACAGGCGACGCTGCTCGAACGGCCCGAGGTGATCGACCTCGGCATCGACAATCTCGAACCGCTGTTCACTGCGAAGTACGAGACCGGGGCTGACTGGCCCGCGATCATCCACAACTACATCAAGGACTACCACCACGCCTACATGGTGGGGATGGACGAGGAGATCGACGCCCTTCCCGAGCGGGTGTGGTTCCTGTACCAGCGGTACACCGCACGCTGGTTCAGCGAGGGATCCTTCGCCACCGACAAGGTGCTCGGTGTCGAGGTGCAGTGGGAGCGAACTGACGAGACCACGGGCATCAAGTACGGAGGCAAGGTGGACCGTGTAGTGCAGCGTGAAGACGGGATGGTCGTCTTGCGTGACCACAAGACCACAAGCCGCACCTCCTCGTCGGACTTCAGGCTGACCAACAGCCAGATGCACCTGTACGCATGGGGTCTGGCTCCGTGGCTGCACAACCTCACCGGCGAGGAGCCGATCGCGGTCGAGTACGACTACGCCATCACCCGTGAGCCGAAGGTGCGGCTGACCAAGGCCGGCAACCTCTACAAGAACCAGACCGTGCTCGATGAGCACGCCCTGTACGTGCTGCTCGGTGACACGCTGAAGCAGGGGGACTACGACTACGGTCCTGATGACGAGCGGTTCAACGAGCACTACGTCAAGGCTGTCGAGGAGGGCAACGAGACCTTCTTCTACCGCCGGCTACTGCCGGTCAACGAGACTGTGATCCGCACGCTGCTGACAGAGAGCAACGAACTGATCAACCACTCCCTGCTCCTGCCTGAAGAGCGCACTCCCATCCGCAACACCGGCATGCACTGTGACTGGTGTCAGTTCCAGTCGCTGTGTGTGGCTGACTACTACGGCAACGACACCAGCGAACTTGTCAAGGACTACGTGCTGGGCGATCCTGTATCGGAGACACGCTGATGGAACCCTACGTTGTAGTTTTCAACAACCTGCTGTTCTACGGATTCCTCGCCTTCGTGGTGTGGGTCCTGTACGGACGCAACGACAACGGAGATGACGAATGAGCCTGCTCGGAGACATCAGCGGTCAGAAGTATGTTCCTGATCATGCCCGCATCCTGATCCATGGGCAGCCGGGTACCGGCAAGACCACCCTGTCGGGCACCATCGCAGAACTGGGCAAGACCCTGTACCTGTACGTTGCCGGTGAGGAGGGGGTCAACTCCCTCGCAGGGTCACCTCACAGCAAGAACCTGATCATGCACAAGGTGCGCAACGTGCGTGAGTTCGAGGTGCTGTGGTCTGATCTGCACAAGGGCGACCACGCCTACGACTGCGTTGTGATCGAGTCGGTCTCTGCGTTGCAGACCATGGTGAAGAAGCACTTGCTCAAGCACCCGATGGATGAGCCCTACACAGGCGACCGTCCGGCTACCGACTTCGCTTTCTGGGGTGGGCTGGGCGACTGGTTCACTGACTTCTTCACGTTCTGGTACGGGCTGGCGTCTTCGTCTGCCAACCGCCCGATGCACGTCGTCATGACGAGCCAGACCAAGACCCTCGATGACCTCGAAGGTGACGCAAAGATGCAGCCCGACCTGCACAAGACGCCGCTTGCGGCTGCCATCTCACGTCCCGACCAGATTCTGTACACCCACATGATCCGTGATCCTGACGACTTCAACTCTCAGCGTCACGTGGTGCGCATCAAGCCCTCAGACAAGGTGACTGCAAAGACACGCTGTGACCCTGAGTTGTCTGAGCAGTTGCCGTCTGTCATCGGCATCAAAAACACTCCGACACTTCCTGCGTACCTCCGTGAAGTTGGAGTTGCAGGACTCGACTGACACTGCTACACTTACCAACCTGCTGCACCGTGCAGCATACGAAAGGACAAGACATGAGTGACTGGGGAATGAAGTTCGAGGACGACTACGTCCCGCGCTTCGGGCGTCGTCTGCCCGAGGGCGACTACCTCGTGGAGGTGGCGTCTGGGGAGTCACGTCCGAACGACGCGCAGAACAAGGGCGACAACGTCCTGTTCACCTTCAAGGTGGTCAACGGCCCCGAGGCAGGGGGCACCGTCCGGTCCACGCTCTACGTGCTGAACGACAACTTCAGCGGGAACGACAACCACGCGGGTGCGACCAAGGACAACTGGTACAACCTGCTGGTGTGCACCGGCATCAAGCCGCAGGCGTTCGGTGACATGCGTGAGGTGTCCCGAGCACTGGTGGGCAAGCGCCTCGGTGTCACGGTGTCCCACTCGCAGGGCAAGGGTGCCAACAGCGACAAGACCTACGCCAACGTGGCCTCGTACATGTCCGCCGAGGCGGTTGGTGGTGTCGGCACCGAGAACGACAACGAGGACGACGGCGTGCCGCTGTCCTCGCTGGCCTGATGGCACGTAAGGGACCGGAGACCCGGCTGGTGGGGCGCGTCAAGAGCGCCCTGCTGGCCGGGTTCCCCGGTTCGTTCTGGTTCAAGGTGCACGGCGGCCCGTTCCAGCAGGCAGGTCTGCCCGACCTGATCGGCTGCGTGCAGGGACGCTTCCTCGCACTGGAGGTCAAGCACCCCGATCAGTCTCATCCGGTGAGCGCCATTCAGCAGGAGATCCTCCGCCTGTTGACCGAGGCGGGAGCGGTTGCGGCGGTCGTGGAGAGCGTGGACGAGGCAACCGCGACGGTGACACAGGCCGTGCAGGATCACGACACCTGAACGACTACAACGACAACTGGGAGAACGACCGATGACACACTGCAACGCTCGCCTGACCACGGCAACCGTCGAACCGTGCCCCGAGCCCTTCACCTTCATGGTGAACGACGGACGGACCCGCACAATCTGCGGGGCGGCCAAGCCGGGATGTGACGGCACGACACACACCACGACCTACACGCTGACGTGCGACCTTGACAATGACAACCACTACTCGTTCTCGGACGGTGCGGATGATCACATGATGCCTCACCCCGAGGACGGGTATCTACTGTGCTGGAGGGACAACTGGAAGGGCGCGACCCCGCACGTCGAGACGCAGGCAGGTGACGCATGAAGTGCAACGCGACCCTGACCACAGCCACCGAGACCGACGAGGTGCTGGCGCACCGACACGACTCCACCGGCTCGATCGCAGCCGTCGTTCGGACCATGTTGGAAGGCGATGCGCTCGTCATGCGAGGCGACCGGCTGCTGCGCCTCGACCTCCACACGCACGAGTGCGGCAACTACTACGTCGCAGACTGCCGTGAAGACCGCCATCACAGCGACGGCACCTACTGGACCGACAACACGAAGGGTGCGACCCCGCACGTAGAGCCTGAGCCGGAGTGCCAAGCCAAGTGGTGCGATGACGGCACGATCACCGGCACAGACCTGCCGTGTACGCAATGCAATGCTACTCCGCACGTCGAGCCTGACGTGACCGTCACCGATGCTGTGGTGAAGGCGTTGTGGGAGGAGTTCGCTCCCAACCTGCCGGGATACATCACCTACGGGGACATCCAGACGGTCGCGTACGACGCGCTCAGGGCGCAGGCAGGTGACGCATGAACGGCTGCCGATCACGACGCCCCGAGGCCGACGGCCACGTCCTGCGATGCGTGCTTCCACACGGGCCGGTAGTCAACCCGAACGACCGCCCGACGATGCACTCCGACTCGTTCGACAAGATCGTGGG